AATTGAATTAAGAATATATATTATATACAGGTATCAGTAAGTGAATGGAGGTTTATTGATGTCAAACAAAACGTTTTCTCTATCCAGATATTTAGAGAAGAATCAGGACCTTGAACATCCTGAGCTAACTGAGGATTGTTTCGTAACAGATGATGAATTAGTCGACTTCATTGAAACTAACGGAATAATCAATGACGTTCATTATACGATTAAGAAACAGAAACCAAGTGATAGTATATCAGGGGACGACGTACTAACAGTTGAATTTCTATAAGAAATAATCGTATAATGAACGTATATGTAACACTACGCTTGAATAAGCTAGTTGATCAACTATTTTATTGAAGGAGGGCACAAACATGCCAAAATTTAGTGAAGTACTAAAAGCTTTGGAAGGTAAGACCAAAGGTACTAAAGACAAAAAAGGTAGCACGACATTCAGCAAAAAAGATTTCGCTGATTTGACAGCATCTTTCTTGAACGAAGATGATTATGTTGCCAAAGGTATTAAAACAGTGAATGGTGAATACACAGAAGTAGAATCCCATCCTGTTAAAGAATTCCGCGAAGCTTTCATCAAAGACGTGTTGGTAAAACATGGTATTGATAAACAAGAAGCGGAAGCTGCTGCTAGAGCTTACCAATATAGCCCTAAACAAGCAGAAACATTGTACCCAGTAATCACAGAATTGATTTACCAATACATTGGTGCTGGTCGTACATTCAACTTCCACAATAAAGCTGATTTCACTGCAGCGATTAAAATGCGTGATATCGAAGCACATGATTCCACATTCAAGAATCGTGAAACTGGTGTAGAAACTGTAACAGCTATCGCACCTCATCGCGTATTGATTAAGAAATCTTCTGCTCCAGCTTGGAAGAAAACTAAGAAAAAATAATTTTCTTACACTCAAGAGAGTATACGGTTAGTTCCGTATACTCTCTTTCTTTTATATTTTAGGAGGTAATATCATGATTATTACATTTACACAACCAACTACAAATACAACTGAATCTCTAAATAACGCAACGATTATAAATATTGACTATAGTACATATCCGAAATATATTACTTATACAGTATCCCATATCAATGAACGTTCCAGACGTGGAGAGATTGACTTCAAAATCAATATCCCGTACACGGCAAACCCAGTTAATACTAAAAATATTGATAAGAAGTATCTAATCGATACAATCAATCGTCATCTAGTTAACTCTGATGTAGAATGTATCGATATTATGGATATCCATAACTTAGTACTTCGCACGATTGCAAATAAACCAAACTCCGACGTACCACCAACTTCTTTGACAAGCCTAGCTAGTGTAGTATTGGGTGTTGTGGCAGAGACTGGTAAGAAGTTAGCGAATAAGGATGGTAAAGGTGAATCTGCGAATGAGATGTTACTCCAAATCGCTAGAAATATTGAATCCAAACGACCACCTGCTCCACCACGTAAAGCTAACTTGGATTATTGCATGATTCCAATTAATGAGCCAGTAACACTTATTGTTCCTATGGATGATGGGACTATCCATGTTATGCCATCTATGTTAATTGCGGGAATGGTTGTTGGTAATGATGCAACCTTTATCCATTATACACGTTCTCAAAATAGTCAAGTTGGTGATGCTGTAACTACATGTGCACTTAGATATGCTATGAGTGATATTCATACTGTATACGCAACTATCGCCAATGTATTATTTAAAGAAGATCCACATGTAGTTGACCTTGTGAAAGTACAAGCTACTCTTCTTAAAGAATTGGGGGCGTAATCGATGAATATTCGAGCAACTTGTCGTAATGCGTACGGTCACGAGAATGTTAGATATGCTAAAGATATCTCAGTCCATCGGGTTAATATCTATTGTAGATACGGTGACGTTAATTCTATTACGGACATGGTTAATGATCCAGAAGACCGTGTGTATTACTTGGATTTTACGTTGATGTATAATGCCCATAAGCGTAGTTTGATTGCTAAGGATCATTTCGTGGTACCACTAATCAAAGAATGTGACCCAAAGGTAATCTTAGATACTATCTTACAAGAGATGAATACACTTAATGTGAATGGGACACTATCCCTCAATGATATCATTGGGGACTATATTATTTAGGAGGAAACCATTATGGTTTTATATATGAATACAGCTATTGTGAATGGCGAGATTGGTTCAGTATTCTTGAACCGTGTATACTTAGTATCACTTAAAGTATATGAATCCAATACATCATTATGTGATAAAATTCTTGCTATCACAGTTAAACATGAAAGCGTAATTGAATCGGAAGCCTGTCTTGAAACTGTTGAAGTTCCTATCAATGGACTTTATACGAATATGGCAGTTATTTCTAAATTCATGGCTGCTATCACTAAAGTACCATCTACTAGCGATGATGCTGTTAATGTAGATGACATTCTTGGCGAAATGCTCGCTGAGTAACTAAGAGGAGCTTCGGCTCCTCTTTTTTTGCCTGTTAAACTACCATAAAAGGACATAGTTTTAAATCCAAATACTATGGTTCGTTTTTTCTTCGGATCATAGAGAAAGGAGTTTAATATATGCCTAATAATAGAGATACTCGTTGGCTAAGGAACATTGGTAAATCAGTAGCATTCGGTATGAAGAATGTGATAAATGATAAGATGTCCGAAAGTCAGGGTATTCGCGGGTCAGTCTATGACTCCGCAAAGAACTTACGTCAATCTATTATCGAAATGCGTCGAAACAAAAACGGTGGTGCAGGTAAAGCATTTATTGCTGATGCTAAGGCTAAAGCGAAAGAAACGTATGATGATGCAATGAAAGCGTTGAAGTCTGGTGATTTATATCCTGATAAAGCCGATAGTGGTTTCGATTTCGATGATGATTTTAATTTTGATGACGACGATTTCTCTTTTGACGATGACGACGGGGCTACACAGACCTCCTCTAAATCATCTAAGACTACTGCTAGTGCCGCAGAGATCAGTTCTATCAATCGTGTAGAACGTGCTACGTATGCAACTGGTGCTAAGACAGCAAGTGGAATTGTCAAATTAGATAAAACCATGAAAACCCATGGGGCGATTATCGCTAAAGGGTTTGAAAAACAGGCAGCGACGGCTGCTAAACTGACATTGAATATGTTAGTGGCTCAACAAAAGCAACATAGTGAATCTATGGGGCAATTGGTGGGTATACGTGATTCATTAAACACAATTAATACGTTTAATCGTGACGTAATGGGTAAATTTGTTGAAGGCTCATTGCGTTACTATGAAGATAGTTTAAATATTTGGTCACAAATGCTTGAACTACAAGAGAAATCTATGAATCCAGATAGCCCATTTGGGAATACTGGCGGTAAAGCATCTGATTTCTCTAAAATCTTCGGTATGGGATTTGATCCAAGTTCCTATATGAAGGTTATCAAAGATAACTTCTTGAGTAAAACACCATTCGGTATGATGGCTACTGGTTTATCCATGGCTAGTTCCATGGGTCCAAAACCAAAACGTGGTTTCATGAATAATCCGATGGGTATGTTACTTGAACAAGCTATGGACGCGTTCATGCCTAAGCTCGTTGAACAATCGTTAGCTAGTTTAGATACATCTATTGCAAACATTCTTCCAGCTATGATTTCTAAAATCACGAATCAGAAGAATAATTACAATAGTACGTTAGCTCAATTCATTGGGAATGTATTTGGTGTTGATCCTAAAGGTGGTAAATTTGATCCAAGTAAATATAATAAGGGTGCTGTTGCGTTCGACGGTATAACACATCGGACCATCAACCAAGTTATCCCTACGTATTTAAGTGAGATCCTCAAAGCCATCACCAATGGACCTGCGACAGTGTTTGATCACAAAACGGGTCAGTTCACAACTCGGGATGAAATGAAAGATCGCTATGACCGCGAAATGCAGTATATGGCTAATCGAGCTACGGCTCCATTAAGCGATAAGACTGATAAGGTTATGCGACATATGGAATTTGATTCCGATGCTGATCGTGAAGAAGTTGAAAAGTCTATTAATAGATTTGCTAGCGATTTAGCTAAAGGTAATATTCGATACAACCCTAAGAATTTAGAGCGAATGTTAGCTGATATTGAAAATCGCTCAGCGAAAGCCATCTTAGAATCTGTTATGAAACAGATGTCCAAAGGTGACCATATGGCAATGGCTTCGGCTCATTATAAGTATGGTGACATGGTAGCTGATTTTAACAGTAATTATGCCGATGGTGATTATAGTGGCTATATCCTTAATGATAACTTCTCTGAAGCCGGTAAGAAGATCCTTTCTCAACGGGAAAAAGATGAGAAGAAGAAAAAGGATATTAAGTTTAAATCTACAGGGAACGCTTTCCTTGATAAGAAATTAGGAATTGAATCTGGTGGTAAAACATCTGCGAATGATATTGCTAACATGGATGAAAATGTTAGAAAAGCATTAACTGATGGTACCGACGACACTCTCAAAGATAATAAATCAGTTGGTGGTAACAAGGGTCTTGGGTACTATCTAAAGAACCCTATGAATGCATTAACTGATGTTATTAGTAAGATCGATAATTCCTTATATAATATCATCTTCTCTGATGATGAAGACGGTTCGATTATTCAAAAGATCGAGCAGCAAATTATCCAAACATTTGCTTCTGTTAAGAAATTCTTAGTTGATAATATCTTTAAGCCAATCAAAGAACAAATTATGCCAGATAAAGCCAAACAAAAACTTCATCAGTTCGGTGATAGTCTTATGGACTATGCTAAGAATATGATGATGGGTGTGAAGAAAGGTAATAAATACTCTGGTGGCGCGTTCTCCTTTGCAGCTAATGCTGTAGGGGATATTGGTAAATATATTAAGCAAACGATCGATGGAAAACCATTCATCGACTCTGCTGGTAAAAGTATCAAGAGTCAAACGATTGGTATTGGGGCAGAGATGAAGAAAGGTTTCGATACCGCATTTGGTTATTTGAAATCATATTTATTCGGCGGTAGCGATAGAAAAAGTCAAGAAGCTAGTAAAAAGAAATCCTTAATGAGTAACATAACATCCACGCTAACGCATGGATATAAGATGTTCTCTAACAATTTCTTCGGTACTAAACTGAATGACCGACAAGCATTCCAACAGTTTGGTGATTTCATTAAACGGAAACTTCCAAAAGGAATTGCTAAGGGTGCTGTCATTGGTACTGGATTAGGGGCATTATCCTTAACAGGTGGTGCTGGCTTATTAGGTTCTTTATTCTTACCTGGTGGTCCTATCGGCGCGTTAGTTGCAGGGACAGGCATTAGTTTACTTTCTCAATCTACTAAATTCAAAGATATGATGTTTGGTAAGATGGATGATAAAGGTAAACGTATGGGTGGCCTTGTCGGTAAAGGTATTCAAAAGTTCTGGAATAAGAATAAGAATGCTATTATCGGTGGCGGCATGTTCGGTGCTGTTAAAGGTTTACTCGGTATTTCAATTCCTGGTATGATCGGTGGAGCTCTTAACATGGTTGGGCTTAGTGGTGCTGGTAGTGCTATCGGTGCTATTGGGTTAGCTCCTGCATTAGGTGCTGGTCTATTGGGTCCTGTTCTTATGGGTGCTGCTACTGGATTAGCTGTTAAATCCAAACGATTCCAAAGCCTATTATTCGGTAAGGATAAGGGTAATGGTGAAAAAGAAGGCGGTATCGTCAATAGCAAGTTCGGTAAAGGTTTGAAGAAAATCTTACCAGGTGCTGCATTCGGTGCTCTATCTGGACTTGGTCTAGGTGCCTTCGGAGGTAGCTTCGGCTTAATCGGTGCGTTAGGTTTAGGACCTATGGCTATGGCCTTAGGTGGTAGTGCATTAGGTATTGGCTTAACATCCGAGAAATTTAAAGAAGCGTTATTCGGTAAGTTTAATAAAGATGGTACGTACAAATCTGGCTTAGTGGATAAATTCAAAAATATCTTAACAGTCGGTGTTGTAAATCCATTGAAACTTCGATTTGAGAAAGGTGCTCTTGCGGTTGAAAAATGGTTTGCTAAATCGATTGTAAATCCATTGCAAGATGCATTTACTCCATTGAAATGGATGTTTAAAGATCTCACAGGAGTTATTAAAGATAAGGTAACAAATATCTTTACCAGAACTGCTGATGCGATTGCTAAACCATTCAGTCCAATTACACGTGCCATTACTAAGCTCTTAACTGGCGTATATAAGACTATGAAGTCTGCTACAGACAGAATATTCAAAACCGCTATGTGGGGTTTAGGTCAATTGATATCTTCTCCAGTTAAACTTGTTGGTTTAGCTGCTGGTATGGCATCCGGTTATTATAGCATGGGTGCTTATAAAGAAAACGTTCGAAACAAAGCTAACCGTATTGGTGAAGCAGGTGGTTTCTTCGGTAAGTTGAAAGCTACTGGTTCTACACTCGGTGCTATGTTTGGTATGGGTGATGCTGACCTTACATCCGAAAAATATAAGGATTTAGCTCGTGCTAAAGCCTATGCTAATGAACGTGATAGACGTCAAAACCGTTACTTTGGTAGACGTGATGCATTGATTGCGAAACATGAAGAACAACAAGCTGCTCTTGAACGAGAGATGGCTGCTAGCGGTTGGTCTTCTAAAGATAAACGACTTGCACAGCAAGATTTAACTGCTAAGCAAGATCGCGATAAGCTAATCAATGGTGATACTAAAGACCAAATGACAGCGATTAATCAAAAGGAATTGGAAGTTCAAGAAGAATCCAGAGATCATTTAAAAGGTATTAAGAAAATTATTAACCGCTTAGCGGTTCGTCTTGGTATCGTTGATCCTAAGGAAGCTGCGGTTGAACCTAAGCATGATGATGACGATCCAACTAAATTGGTTGGTGATAAAACGGCTCAAGAAATTGCTAAGGATAAGAAATTAGCAGCGAAATCCAATTTCACATTTGATATTCAAAACTTTGGTAAGCCTGCTGATAAAGCCGATGGTACGGGTCGTCATGCCGACGATGATGTCACTAAGCTTGTTGGTGGTCGTACTGGTCAAGAGATCATGAAGGAACGTGGCGAAGAAAAGAAACGTCAAACTATGCTTGATTTGTTACGTCCTATTGCTGTGAATGCTAAAGATAAATTGAAGAATAAAGCTGAAAGCTTCTTAGATAAATTGACTAAAGGAATGGATATGGTTAAAAACTTCCTTGGTCTTACAGGTATCTTAGGGGTTTTGAAAGCGATCTTTGATAAACTCTCCGGTAAAGGTAGTGATAGAACCCATGATCGTATCACTCGTGATGCATTGCAAATCGGTGGTCGAAAAGTTGCTCAAACTATCGATGATATTGGCGAAAAGATGATGAAAACCAAAGCTGGTCGAGAAGCTCTCGCCAAAGGTAGAGAGTTTATTGGTACAGCTAGTCATAATATCGCTAGATTATACGATAAAGGTAAATACTATGCAAAAGCGGGTAAACAAACTGCTCAAAATGCAATTGCTGATGCAACAGGAATAGTGTCAAAAGATTATAGTGCAAACTATAAATCTGAGTCTGTCCGTAAGTATGTTGCTGAACGCAGTGAAGTTAAATCCAAATTGTCTGGTATTGCCAAAGCGGAAGATATTGTTAAAGACGCTCAAGCTAAAGCTGCTAAGGAAGCATCCGGTGGTGGTGCATTCGGTACGTTTAAGAAATGTATTGATGCTGTAGCTAATAAAGTTGGGGATCTTGATATAGTTAAGAAACATTTAGGTCCAAACGCAGGTAAACTTGTTAATGCATTGAAGAAACTCGGTCAAGAGATTACTCCATCAATGTTTACTGAGATTGCTCCTAAATTCGCTAAAGTTGTTGGTGAGACTACTGCTGTAGTTGGCACAGCTGGCGTACTTCAAATAGGTTTCAGTTTATATGATGCTGTAACAGGCGCTATCGATGCTGCGGAAATCTTTGGTGTACCATCAGATAAAGTAACTGCTGGTATGCGATTAGCTTGCTCCATTTTGCAAGTTATTTTAGGATTACCAGGTTTGATTTATATTGATTTGGCATTAGAGTGCATCAACATGTTCTCTGGTGGTGAAATTAATATCAAACAAATGCTGGCTATGAGTGTATATACTGCATTACCTGGAACTACTGAAGATGATGCAGCTGCTATTAAATTAGCACAAGAAGATGATAAGAAAGCCCGCGATGCGTATGAAAAGAAAACTGGTAAGAAGATGAGTGATTCTGAATGGCGTAAGCATCATGATGCTGAAATAAACGACAAAAAAGAATCTGAACGTCTTGCCGGAGTTCGTCAAACTGCTGTGGGTAAATTCTTATTCGCTGCTAATGATGAAAACGGTGAATACCAAAATGGTTTGTTTGCTAATATGAAACAAGGTGGTCAAGCCTTCTTAGCTAAATTATTTGGCGAAGCAGATGTTGATGACTATCAAGGTAAACAATCTATCTTTGGTGATATTTGGGATGCTGCCAAGAACGCTGCCCATGATGTTGGAGTATGGTTCACTGGTGGTACTAAGAGTGATGGTACAGAGATTGAATCATTACCTGAACGTATCGGAGAGGGAATCAAAAATAACCTTAAATGGTTCTTTGGTGAAGTTGATGATGACGGGAATGTAATCCAAGAATCTGCTATCTCTAAAGGTATTACAAACCTTAAAGAATTAGGACAGGAAGCTGTCGATAAAGCTAGAAATACAGTTGTCTGGGCATTCGGTGGTATTAATGACGAAGGTCAATCACAAATGCCTGCATTGAATAATGGTATTAATAGCTTAACTAATTCGTTATTTGGATTTAAATTGTTTGCTGATAATGGTGAAGGTGTGGCTGGGTTTGACCCCGCAGCCGAAAAAAAGCATCAAAGCTCGGCGGCGACGCCCCCATCGCTATCCAGACTATGTGGAAACAGCCGTTGAGTGAAGATACATTACAGGAAACGGCGCGAAAAATTGCCGAATTGGAGCAGCTCGGCTGTGATATTCTCCGGTTCGCCGTGCCGGATTCCGCAAGCGCCGAAGCGTTTGTCCAGCTTACCCGGATGACGCCCCAGACGCTCACTGCGCACTCTCG